TCAACCTTGTTACTGCCGCTGGAGCAACACAGATTGCAGCAGTAAACACATCTGGTACAACACAGATCGCACTCGTCGCAGCAGCAATTAGCAATTATACTTTATACGCAAACATGGGAGTAATATAAAATGGCTACAATTAGCTTACCAGCAAGACTATACAGCGGCGTAGTACCAAACACATCAACACAGATTTGGACATGCCCAGCAGGTGAAACAGATGTTATTACATCAGTTACAGTTGCTAACTTAACAAACGTTGCAAACCAGTGCACACTGAGTTTTGCAGGAACAGAATTCTTCAAGAACCTAGATTTGGCTCCACGTCAAATCACAGTGCTTGATTTTAAGCAAGTATTAAACGCAGGAGATGCAATCTCAGTATCAGCATCAGTAGCAAGCGCAGTAAGCTTGTTCATCTCTGGCGTAAAAGTAACAAATATCTAATAATAGAAATTTAGGAGAAATTTAAATGGCAGTAGCAAATAGCACGATACAGCTAATCATTCCAGGTATTGATAAGCTTATTGCAGATAGCTTTACAACAACTCTAGCCTCTAATGCAACTGTTGCTGCTATTCAAACTAACTTACAAAATGCTGGATCTCTAACCGATATTAATGCGGCACTAGCAATTTTAACCGCAGATATAGATGCTTTGCCAAATAAAGAGCCATTGCCATACTTTGCTACATTTTCAAACTTTAATAATGATCCTAGAGCATCTATTTACAATAGCGATATGCGTGAAGTGTATAATTGCAAGCCAGATACAAATGCTGAAATGTGGTCAACTTGGACTGGAAACAATTATACAAATGGTAACATTGGTGGAAACGGCTGGACGTCATATTGGATGGGATCAACATCATTTTATCAAGCAGATACTCACTGGTACTTTAAGTTAAATGAAGGCTATAATAATTATGTAGCAAGTAATCCAGACGGACAAGATTCATTCATGCCTTTCTGGGGTGTAATTGTTGGAAATACTGGAAAAAGACAAAAGATATCTTTATTTACAAGCAACAGCACAATGCGTGTGTATCCGAGAGGAATCCAGAATGGATGGCTTGAAGGTTTAGATTTAAACTCAACAACCTATGCAACATGGTTTGGCGGAACAAACTACGGAATGAACTCTTATAATGAAAGAACAGGAACATTAGTTGTGTTCGAAGCTAAAGACGGATCTAATAACTACCGCCTACATAGATGGATAAATACTGGTACAAATAGATCAATTAACCAATCAAACTATAAAGCTGGAATGCTTCATAGATTTTTATCAGAAGCTAAAGCTGGTATTACTATAGGTGGAGTTGCCTCATACAACTTCTATGATTTCCAATGGCAAGCAAGCGCTTCTCAAAACTATAACGAGTCAAGATACCGCATGCGTATTGTTGTAGGAGATAATGGAATTATTGGAATGCAAAGATTTGTGCCTTCTAATATTACACACTATGCCACATACAACCCATCTTCACAAACATTAAATACATCATTTAATACAATTTCAAATACAACATCTTATGGTATTGAGCAGGGTAACAAGTACGGCGCAAGACACATGATTACCTGGGACAATTACTGGGTAGCAGCATTTAATGTGTACTACTACTATGGTTGCGGAATGAACGTATTCTTTATTGACACCAGAGATCCAAGAAATTACTTTACTGGTCAGTATGGAGATACAACCAATGGGTGTGCACTTGTACCATTTGATAAAAATAAGTTTATGTGGTCATACCACGTATCAAACTCAGATGGAACATCTGGACAGAGACTTGCAATTGTTGATCTTGAGGGTCCATTAAAGTATGGAAGAACACTTTCTGGTACAATTGCTAATGGTAGCAATATCGATCTTTCAAAGAACATAATGAACGGTATCTTTGATACAAAGTACACAAGCACAAACTATACGTGGCTAATGCCAGTACAACGCTGGCCTAGAAATATTTAAAGGAATAAGGAGAAGAATATGAAAATAAGCTTTATTGGTGAAGGTTTTGCAGGACAGTTTCTTGAAAATGGTGAGTACGACTTGCCAATTGAGTCTGACCTCCCACACCGCTTTGAGCTAAAAGATGGCGTAGTACTAGATAAGTACAACGGAGTATCTGATGACGAAGTAAAAAGAATTGACCATGAAGCAGCTATTGCTGCTCGTGAAGCAGTAATAGCTGCAGTAGAAGTAGGGGATGAAGTAGAAGCAAATATTCCAGCAGAACTTCCTCCTTTAGACTATGTAGCCCCAGCAGAGGATAACGAGTAATATGCCAATAACACAGACACCTTCATCCATAGTACCAGCTTTATGGACATATACATATGTTCAAGCTCCTATTGATGGCCAAGGAAACCCATACTTCAACATTCCTTCACAGTTCACAGATCTTGGAACAAAGACATCTGGAACTCTTACGCTAGATCTAAAGACATCAAATGTATTTAAGGTAACTGCAGGCGGAGCATTTACAGTAGCATTCTCAAATATTGCTGCAACTGCTAATACTGCACAGTTTTGGCAGCTAGAAATTAAATCTGGTGGAAGCTATGTTCAAACATGGCCAGCATCAGTTATCTGGGACGGCGGAGGAGCTTCAAATATCTCTCCAGTACTCTCACTTGATACAACAGTACTAAACTTTTACACAAGAAATAACGGAACAACCGTTTACGGATCATACGCATATTCTGATTTGAAGATATAAGAGGAGCAATAAATGGCAATTTCAACTAGCAGCACATCAATAGACCTTCCTGGCATTGGAGCCACAATGGTATCCAATTTGGATGCCGCTTTAAATGCTAGCCCAACAATGCTAAACATCCTTTTAAACTCAAGCCTTTCAACAGGCTTAAGCTCAGTAAATACAACAATTACTTCAATTAGATCAAAGGTAACTGATCTTCCAAATAAATACCCACTACCTACATTTGCAACATATTCGAACTTTAACAATACTCCAGGGTGGACTATTTATGATAGCGAAATGCAACCAATTGGCGGAGCAAATGGTTCAACAGACTTTGAAATTCAAAATGATTACACTGGACAAAACTATACAACAAACAACTGGTCATCAAGCAGCATAACAAACAGCTGGTCTGGAGCAACACCAATGCACCAGCAAGACGGAGATTGGTACTGCAATATTCCAGGAAGAGGCTTAGGCCCAGAAGGAATTTTTGCCCGTAACCGTGGAACAATGGATTCTCACATGCCTTACTTTGGCACAGTAATTGGAAACCGTGGTTTAAGACAGCAAATGTCTTTAAGATCAGGAGATGCTGGTATTCAGATTATGCCTAGAGGTGCGTCAAATTATCTTGAATCATTAAACTTGGCTACATCTACATATGCAACATGGGGTAATGGAGTAACTTACGGTTCAGCTTCATATAATCAAAGACAAAGAAAACTTATTGTTATTGAAGCTTTAGATGCCTCAAATAACTATCGTATGCACGTATGGCGCAATACAAACGCAGGAAGAGACCTAAACTCAGAAACACATGATGTCGGAACTCTTCATTTATTCTTATCAGAAGCTAAGACTGCTGGAACACCAGCGGCAACAACAACTGGTGTTTACTACTACTATAACAATTTTCAATGGCAGCAAGATAACTCACAGAGCTATACAGAGTCACGCTATAGATTGCGTGTAACTGCTGGAGATAATGAGCATGTAGGTATAGCACGATTTGTGCCATCAACTATTACACATTATGCAACATTCCTTCCTAACATTGCAGGAACTACTGGTACTCTAACAACTAGAGGCGGAATTACAAACACAACTTCATATGGTTGGGACCAAGGTGTTCAATACGGAATTAGAAGTAATATAACATGGGATAATAACTGGTTAGTTTCATATTCTCCATATTATTACTATGGCTCAGGAATGTGTGCAGTATTCAATGACACAAGAGACCCACGCAACTTCTACTTTGCAAGATATGCGGATACAAGCAATGGTTGTCAGATATTGCCATTCAATGAGGATAAGTTTGTATTCAACGCATCAGTTGAAAATGCTGACGGAAACGTTGGAATGAGATTGTCTGTTGTAGACTTGGGCGGAATCTTTGAGTTTGGTAGAGATGCAACTACATCTGGAATTACAAATGGTGCAACGATTAACCTTCGTCCAACTACTATGCTTTATAGCTTTGATACTAGATATACATCTACAAACTATCCAGGATTGATGCAACCTACATCTTGGACGAATGGATAATAAATGTATTATGCAATTGTTAAAGCCAATAAGATAGAGAAGTTTGGCACTCTAAAAGACTTATTTCCTACATCTGGATTTCCACCAACTGGACCAGATGAAGATTTTATGAGAGACAACGATATGCACGTTGCCCTAGAGTATGTTGATCACAAATCTACAACTCACAAGTTAGTCTACTGTGACCCATACATGTTAGAAGATAAAGTTTACTGCGTTGTGGCAGAAAAGTTTACTAAGGCGGAGGCCTCAGAAAATAAAGATGCACTAGCTGCATTTGAAGCATTACAGGGGGAATAGCATGTTAAGCAATCAAAGATCTATTTATAAGAGAGCTAGATATAGTCAATTCGGACTCAGCATGTGGATTGATGCAACTGCTATTGATAATATTACAAGAGATGCTAATCAAAAAATTTCATTGGTTGAAGATAGATCTCAGTATATAAGACATTTATCTCAGCCTACATTGGCTAACAGGCCAACATTTGTGGCATCTGGAATTAACTCTCTACCATGTATTAGATTCAACGGAATAGACCAGTTCTTGCTTATGTCCGATCAAACTTTATCCTGGCTAACAGCTTCATCATTTACAATTTTCTACGTAGCAACAAAAACAGCTCAGTCATCTAACTCATTCGTACTTGGTGGACAGTCTGCTGGAACAAGAGCAAATCTAGCTTCTGGATACCTAGCAGCAAATACACATAGAATTGTTTTTGGTGGAGATGATGCAAGTACAATTGTTCCACTTAAGACTCCTGGTCAGCCAGAGCTTTATTCAATATCTTTTAATGCACAAACATTTGCAAGAATTGTTAAGAGAAATGGAACAGTAGTTGGAATTGGTTCTTCTGCTGGTTCACTAGCTGGAATGACAGGACAGGCAATAGGAAGATATTTAACTTCATACGGTCAGTTTGATCTTGGAGAAATGATTATTTATAACAGAACACTTAGTGATTATGAGACAGGCCAAGTAGAGCGTGACTTAATCTCAAAGTGGACAATTAGCTAGGAAATTAAAGATGGCATATATACCAACAAGATTTGCTGGTCCTGTAGCACTAACTACAGTTCCAATGTTACTTTCAACATTTTCTACAGCAGGCTTAGTAAAAGAATTTATTCTAACAAATACTAGCAGCGGAGTCCTTTACTTCTCGCTTGCTGTTGTTCCAAATGGAACAGAGTATGGATTAGATTCTCAAAAGATATATACCCTTAACTCTATTGAAGGAAATGAAACAATTACTCTTTCACACTCCCTAGTTGTAAATGCAGGAGATAAAATCTACGGTTTTGGCAGCATACCTAATCTGATTAATGCAACAATCAGCGGTGTGTCAATTACTGCTAACTAACCAAGATAAACTATGTAAGGGGAGAATAATGAAAATCGCACAGGTGCTGTTTGATCAGTCCCAGCAATCATTTTCTGACATCTCTGGAAAAAATTTAGTACTACCAAAAACTGGAACATTCAAATCTACACCACCACTTACCTCAAGAACAAAGAATTCAATCCCATTTGCTGGATCTAATTCTTTAACATTACAGGGTGTTCCAATAGCAAAAAGAACACATGAAGAAGAAGAGTTTTCAATATCTTTCTATATTAAGGCTACCGATACCTTTACGACATCAGAAAATATTATATATGACTCTTCTAATAATATTGGGCTTAGCATATTTAAATCAAATATCATATTTACTATATCTGACTATTCTAATAACCTAAACTCAATATCTTACAAGATTCCAGAAATTGGAAATTCCTACCATATAGCAGCCGTATACTCTAAAAGATCAATGTCATTGTTTGTTGATGGCATTGTTAGGGCAAGCCTTTCTTTACCAACCACTTTTGAATTTAAAGCTACGTCAGATATAAGTCTTTTATTGGGCGGCATAAGTTCTATACTCTTAGTAGACAAGATAGAGGTATTTAACGAAGCAATTGACAATATCTATATAGATGAAGAGATTGTTTTAGATTCACTTTATCAAAGCGCAGGCCAAATCATGTGCCTTGATGATGCCTCATATTTTAGTTTTTCTAAAAATATAAAGCCAGTTAAAACTGGATTTTCTTATGGCTCTAATAAGTCATTCTCTACAGCCTTAATGGTAGACGTAAATGAAGCTTTTGATAACTATGTGATTTTAAATGATGGTCAAAATTCTGGATACTTTACAGACTCTGTTTTTATTACAACAATTGATAATAATCAGATAGACTGGTATGGAGATTCAGGAGGAATAGATGTTTCATATAATATTGACGGAAGCAATACATACATTCCTTTAGTCAATCATTCTAGTATTCCCAACTTTACTGGAGGCATGCTTTACTATAAAGTTACTTTAACTAGAGATTCATCTACATTACCTAGTCCAGCATTTACAGGAATGGACTTCATATCTTATGACAGCAAAGAGTTTAGATCAGACAATACGCTGTATTCCTTGAATACAGACTTTAACTATCATGTTGGCAAATACTCCAATTCAATGCTAAACCAGTCCCTGGAAAATGGCATAAAGACACTATCTGGAGGGGTCAATGTAATAGATACAACTGCCAGATCAATAGAGTTTATGTTTATGCCAAGTGCTTTAGGTCAGACATGCCTTATAGATTGCGGCACATCAAGGTATTCTTGGTCAGGGGCAGGAAATATAACCAAGACAGATATATCCTCTATATATGTAAATGGAGTTAATTTATATAGCCAGACATCAGTATCAAATGTATTTACCGTTGGTATATGGCATCATGTTGTCATAACATTCTCTCAGGACCAATTAGATACCGTATATTTAAATCAGTCAAAAACTGGAACACTAATCGGATCAGACAATAGCTTTGCCCATCTCGGTATATATGATTATGATATGTCTACAAAGGCTATTTCACATTATAAATATCTTACATCTAGGGTTTCAGAAGCAACATCTGCAGATTCCATATCTATAGGCTCAGACTCATATTCTGGCTATAATGTGGACAAAGTAGTTCTTTCAACACAATAATCTATCCATAGCTAATCCAGCTATGGACTTATATGACAGAAAATGGTAGAATAGACATATGCTAAATAAATTAGGTAAAGCCAAGGTAGTTGCAGACAAGACAAAGTATGGAGTCTATGTTTGGGAAATGCCAGATGGCAAATGGGTCGGAGATGACGAAGGTCACTATATGCTAATCCCAGCAGTATTTGGGGATGCGGAAAAGATTAAGATTTTAACAGAAGCAGCAGAAGGATATGGAGTTACTGAGGGCGCACCAAAATTTCTTCCAGGTCGTAGAAAAGTTTCTGATGAAGAGTATGCAGCTCAAGAAGCAAGATTGCATGCTGGTTTAACACCAGATCCTTGGGATCTTGGAGAAGGTTTAGATGCCGCAAAGAGGATGGTACAAAATGGCCGCTGAGTTTATTGAAGATACAGAGACAATTGAAATAAGTGGATCTGGCGATATGTTTGCTGGTGTTCGTGGAAACGAGTACGGGGATCCATTTAGTCGTGGATTAGACGAAGTAAAAAAAATGAGTGGCTTTAGCACTAACTTCAAGAAGAAAGTTGCTAGAACAGACTTCTCAAAGTTTCTTCGTGGAGATGGTTCACAGAGTACAGCAATTGTAGAACCATTCATGATTACTGGATACAGCATCTTAGATGTTGTTATGCCACCGTATAACCTAGACTACCTTGCAAAGATTTATGAAATTTCTTCACCACACTATGCTGCCGTAAATGCAAAGATTGCAAATATTGTAGGTCTTGGATATGACTTTATCGAAAGTGAAGCAACAAAGGAAAGACTTGCGGATATAGAAGATGAAAAAGGATTAGAGAGAGCACGTAGAAAGCTTGAAAGATTAAAGCTTCAGATGCATACTTGGCTGGAGAATACAAACGAAGAGGAAACATTTGTAGAAACCCTTGCTAGAGTTTGGAAAGACTACGAGACAACTGGAAACGGTTACCTTGAAGTGGGAAGAAAAAATACTGGAGAGATTGGCTACATTGGCCACGTACCATCAGCATCAATGCGTATTCGTAGAATGAGAGATGGATTTGTTCAGATCATTGGAAACCAAACTGTATTCTTTAGAAATTACGGAGACACTGAAACTCCAAACCCTATAACTTCAGATGTAGTTCCAAACGAAGTTATTCACTTCAAGAATTACACTCCAACAAACGGATTCTATGGAGTCCCAGATATTATTTCCTCAAAGAATGCTATGGCAGGAAATGAATTTGCAGCAAGATTCAATTTAGACTATTTTGAGAACAAGGCAGTCCCTAGATACATTATTACAGTCAAGGGTGCAAAGTTGTCTAATGATGCAGAAAGAAAGCTCCTAGAGTTCTTCCAGACAGGTTTAAAGGGCAAAAATCATCGCTCTCTATACATTCCTCTACCTTCAGATAACTCTGACTCAAAGGTGGAGTTTAAGATGGAAGCTGTTGAAGCTGGAGTTCAAGACTCATCATTTGATAAGTATAAGTCAGCCAATAGAGATGAAATATTAATGTCTCATAGAGTGCCTATTAGCAAGATCGGAACCCCACAAGGAGTTTCTCTTGCCAATGCTAAAGATGCTGATAAAACATTTAAAGAGCAGGTATGTAGACCATCTCAGAGAACTCTTGAAAAAAGACTTGGCAAGATTATTGCTGAAAAGACAGACATGTTCTTGATTAAATTCAATGAATTAACTCTGACAGATGAAGATACTCAATCAAAGATTGACGAGAGATACCTAAGAATGAAGGTCATTGTTCCTAATGAAATTCGTGCTAGAATGGGACTACAAGGTTTATCGGGTGGAGATGTACCTGTTGAATTAAACGCAAAAGCAGCTGCTGAGGTAACAACTCAAGCTACAGGCAATAGACAGCGAGATCAACAAAGACAGGCGAATCAGGCAGACAACGGTGGAAGCAGAAATGCTCAAGGCGATGGACGTCAAACCCAATAGACTAGTATTTGCGTTTTAATCTACTAAGAGATATTATAATAACACCATGGAAATAACTAAGTCTAATTGGACCACAAGCGGGAACAACATTAAGTTGTCCATCCCGTTCTCAAAGGTCGATCAAAACAAGCGAACAGTATCTGGATATGCAACACTAGATAATGTAGATTCACACGGAGACATTGTTTCTTCTGAAGCCTCACTAGGCGCATTCATGAGATTCCGTGGAAACGTTAGAGAAATGCATCAACCAATGGCGGTAGGTAAAGTTGTAGCATTTGAACCTAAAAGTTATTATGATCCAAAAGAAGGAAAAGTTTATAACGGCGTTTATGTAACATCATATGTTTCAAAGGGTGCACAAGATACTTGGGACAAAGTTCTTGATGGCACTCTTTCTGGTTTTTCAATTGGCGGATCAATTAAGAAATCAGATAATGAATTTATTGATGGTCAAGAAGAGCCAGTAAGAATAATTAAAGACTATGATCTAGTAGAGTTATCCCTTGTAGATAATCCAGCAAACCAGTTAGCAAATATTTTTTCTATTGAAAAAGTTAATGGTGCAATGGTAATGAAGGGAATTGCAACAGGTATCACACCAGAGAATATCTTTTGGTGCGGTCAAGATTCAATTGCAATAACATCAGAAAATGATACAGCAACATGCGATAACTGTTCATGCAATATGGAACAAATCGGATGGGTTGAATCAACTGATGTTTCTAAGGCAGAATCAATTAAGCAAATTGTTGATTCATATATTAAAAAGAATTCTGAGATTGAAAATATCGCAGAAGAACGTCGTGAAGCTAACGACGGCGTTGATTTAAATAAAAACACAGCCAATGTAGGAGGTACAGAAGTGGCAGAAAATACAGAACTTCAGTCTGAAGTTGTAGACGCACCAGCAGCTGAAGCAGTTGTTGAAGCACCAGCAGCTGAGGAAGTAGTTGAGGCAGCAGAAGTTGCCGCAGAAGCTCCAAAGGGCGATGAAGAAGTTGTCGAAAAGGCAGCAGATATTCAAGAGGTCGCCGTTGAAGAGTTAGATTTCGCAAAGAAGCTTGATGAACTCAAGTCGTCCTTCGCTGATAACTTTGCAAAGAATGCATCTGAGAATGCAACAGGTCTAGAATCAGTACGTAGCAATGTTGAGGAACTTGTTAAGAGTGCAGAATCAAAGATCGAAGATCTTGCAAAGAAGTACGATGAAATTTCTGGCATCGTAAAGGGCATTACAGATGCTCTTACAACAACAGAAAAAAGAATTGATTCAGTTGAAACATCAACTGCTATCAAAAAGTCAGCAGACCTTGGCGGGTCTAATGATGAACCAATTAAGAAAAGCAAGTGGAACGGCACTTTCCTCGGTGTTCGTGAAATTCTCTAAAGACAAGGCAGGTGAAAAAACAAATGAGTAATGAACTATTAGAAAAAGCAGTAGTTACAGCGCAGACAGGAGCTAACGCTCTTGGCGTATCAGGCGATGATTCAGCTCGTGGTGGTTTATTAAAGCCAGATCAAGCTAATCGTTTCATCGACTATATGTTTGATGCAACAGTTGTAACAAAGTTTGCTAGAACCATTCGCATGCGTTCTGACATTCAAGAAATCGACAAGATCGGTGTAGGCGAAAGAATCCTTAAGGTTGCTACAGAAGCATCTGATACAGGAGCAGCACAATCAGTTGTGTTCGCCAAGATCTCTCTTGCAACAAAGAAGCTCCGTTTAGATTGGGAGCTTTCAACTGAATCTTTAGAAGACGGCATTGAGGGCCAAGACCTAGAAGACCATATCGCAAGAATGATGGCAACTCAGGTTGGTAACGATGTTGAGGATCTTATCCTTAACGGAGTTGGAACAGGCTCAGATACACTTCTAAAAGCATTCAAGGGTGTTACAACCATCGCAAAGACAGAAGCAAATGTTGTTGACGCAGCAGGTGCAACAATTTCTAAGAGCATCTTTAATGACGCTCTTAAGAAGATGCCACGTCGCTACAAGCAACGTCGCAACCAACTACGTTTCCTTACAGGAAGCAATTTGGTACAGGACTACTTATACAGCCTAACATCACTTCCAGGATCACCAGAAGATATTGCATCTTCTATCGTTCGTGGAGATGTTGCAGCTAATAACGGTGCTCCAGGAGGCGTAATCCCTTACGCATACGGTATCCCAGTACTAGAAGTTCCACTTCTAGACGAGAACCAAACTGGAACATACACAAGTCCATCAGGTGCACACGGAGACGTACACCTCACATTCCCAGACAACATCATTGTTGGTGTGAAGCGTGACATTACAGTACACCGTGAGTTCAAGCCAAAGAAGGATACAACAGAATATACTCTGTTCCTTCGTGTTGGTACAGCAATCGAAAATCCTGACGCATTCGTTGTCGTCAAGAACGTTAAGGTTGCAGCAGGATACGATTCTCGTGACTTTGCAGCCGCAACTGGCGGAAGCTACACAAATCTTCCAGCTTCACGTCCATAATTATAAATTAGGACAAAAAGATGTGAGAAGGGTCCCTTTCTTTAAGGGGGCCCTTTTCCTTTATAGTCTGTAAAATGCTATAATTAAAACAAAGAAACGGAGAAATAAATGTCATTAGAGTCAATGAAATTAGCAGAACTAAAAAAGGTTGCGGAAGAATTTGCCGTAGACTTAGAGTCGGCAAAGACTAAAGCCGAAGTTCTTGCAGCTCTAGCGGAAGAGGGAGTTACCTCAGACCTAATTAATAATTTAAAAGCGGTAGAAAGAGAAGAGATTCCACCAGCACCAGTATTTACTAATGCGGAAGAGTTTAATCAAGACCCAGGATCAGCTCTTGTAAAAATGGATAGACTGAATAGAAGCTACCATACTCGTGGATATAGTTTTAGCCAAGAGCACCCATTTGTAGCAATGTCAATGGAAACAGCATTAGAGATTTTAGACACAGAAGAAGGTTTTAGATTAGCTTCACCTAGAGAAGTTAACGAATACTACTCATAAGGAGATAATAAATGGCAGAGATACACGCTGGAACTAATGGTCCTATAAACTTTAAGACTTACTATAATGGTATAGCTAAGGATCCAGATGTTGGGCCAACAGTTACTATTTTCTATGAAGATGCTACAACTGGCACCGTATTGACTGCTAATAATACTGATGTTGATGCAGGAAGCTATTTCACATATGTTCCAATCTCAGCCACAACAAGCTATAAGTATTTTTATTTGAAGATTGATTATACAATTTCTGGAACGGTATTTTCTGACCGTAAGCACTACCTTGTGACACGACCATATGCCACAGTTGCAGATATTGTAGATTACTCTGGATATGGCGTAGATACTGTAGATACTAATTATAAGACATATGACGAGATCATGTCTGCTGAAAGATATGCTAGATTTAAGATTAATGCCTTTACTGGACAAAAATTTGATTATGTTCAAAAGACCATATCTGTACTTGGCGACGGGGTAGATGTACTATTACTCCCAGAAAGAATTGAATCCATATCTAAGGTATACGAAAACGACGTTCTTGTGTACGATTCAACATCTACAAACAATCAGGTTACATTAAAGGTTACAGATACTAACTATGCAATTGCAATAGACAAAGGCGCAGGCCTAGAAGTATTTGAGTCATATCCTTACCAAGCAGATAGACCAAATGCTGGATACTTTAATAACGGATCAAAGTACAGTGTTGAAGGAATGTTTGGATACAAGAATGTTCCAATTGAAATCTATGACTGCACAATAAGATTGGCAAATGACTTTTTCCACCAAGACACTATATGGAAGGAGAAGTATGTTAAGTCTATGCAGACTGGTGACTGGAACGTTGATATTTCTCCAGCAGCATTTACTGGAACAGGCAACTCTGCAGTAGACAGAATGCTTGAGCCATTTGTTGCTAACCGTATGGTGGTTATTTAATGTCAAGAGGCCTTATAGAATCTACCCTAAACATGAAGATGGATGTTTATGAGGTCATTGTGTCACAGGATGAGAACACTGGGGCTCTTATAAAGAAATGGGGATATAAGAGCACAGAGCCATGTTTGGCTAGAGGATATATATCTGAAACTGGTAGAACTGGTGGAAGCTCAGAAAAGACTGGCGAAAGATATGAAAATACTGAAAGAATTATCATTGAAACAAAGTATAAGACATCTAAGACACAAAGAATTACTAATATAAGAAACGATAGAGATGAAGTAATCTGGTTTGAATTAATTAGCAATAACTACGATACCCCAACCATATTTGACGTAATGGGAGTAACCCCAGTACTTGATCCATTTGGACAAATATTATCATTCAACGTAAGCGCTAAACGCTCAGAGGTACAGAAGCTTGAAGTCTAATATAATTTCACAAATTAAATCTGCTGAGCAAGTTATGTCAATGGGCGGAAGCAAAGGCATGATTAAAGATAATGGCTCAATAGCTAAGATAGCATCAGCATTGTATTATAAAGCAGCAGCATTAGATTATTTAGTTAATTCTTCATTAACTCAGAAAGCAGTAAAGACAAGAATCTTTAATCAGATAAACAAAGACTTTTCATTTTATACAGATGCACAGGCTAGGAGCTACACATCTAGGCTACACCACGTATATGAGTGGAGAAGACCTGGAGACCCGTCAGCGAGGCTGTGGAGCCTTGATATGACCCCTTCTACGGGATACAATATGTCTTTGTCATATTCATTTAAACAGTCCAGATCAAATGTTCCTAATACAAGATCATTAAAAAAATATGTATTTAAAGAGAAAGCAAGAATTATGGAATATAGAATTCCAGTAACTATTAGGCCAAAGGCTGCCTCTATAAGATTGGCGTTTGAGGGAAGAGATGGAAAGCTTGTTGTTCTTCCAAAAGGACAAAGTGTTAGAGTTAAAAATCCAGGCGGAAACAATGTATATAACGGATTTGGAAGAACCTATGAAAGATTCTTTAAGGGTAATATGGTAAAGACTAGCCTTGAGGATTCTGGAGTTAATAGCGCAGTTACTAGAGCAACAAAAACTTCTACTAAGGTTCCATCTATGATTTCAAGTAAATTGTCTATTGGAAGAATATCTCCAGAGGCTGTAAGATCACTTGCCAAAGCAAGTGCAGTGAGGGAGGCTAACAAAATATAATGGCAAACTATTCATTAAATGCGGCAGGAGCAGTCAGAGACTTCTTGTGGAGTAAGCTAAGCACAACAGATTCAAATGTTAAAGTCGGTCAAAAGATGTTTGAACCATCAGACAATCAAATTGATCTATTGAGCGGAACTGAATTCACAATGATACCTATTATTCCATCACAGCAAGATGCTTTGTTGGACGGAGCCCTAGCAGATAGAAATCACATTATCTATGATTATGTAGCAGATGGGTATGAGGACAATTGGATGATCTGCAGGGATTCAATGATGTTCACAATATACTCCAAGTCATATGCTGAGATTGCAGAGGTTCAAAACCTAATGCTAGATCTATTCAGAAGAATGGATGATACGGCAGAGGACATAAACAACTTTATAGGCTCAAGTTCACCATTTATCTTCTTTTCGGTCTCACTAATCGACCTTCTTTCTCCAGAACCAGAACGTGAAAAGGTTGGATGGCAAGCAGGTCAGGTTGTAATCAGATATAAGTATGGAAGACAGATCTCTCCTACTACTGGTAGATTCTCCTAGGCCTTGCTTTTTAATATGTTAGGCTGTATTATTTAACTATCGAGGATTTGTCAGCCTAGCCAGCTGTTCGTTTTAATTGGTAAGATTTTAAGCAATAACTATATCCACAAAAAAGATGGAGGTGGAAACAAAATGGCAAATGTAAATAATATTATCGTTGGTGCCGCTAACGTTTGGGTTTCAAAGAAAGACTCAACAGAAGTAGCAGCATGGCCAACATACGCATTACCAACATTTTCAGCTAACACAACAGCAGCGACAGCAATGGACGCAGCAACAGGTGCAACAGGTTGGAGAAACGTTGGTTTTACATCAGAAGGAATTGAAGTACAATACTCACCAGATTACGGTGATATTCAGGTAGATCAGCTACTTGATACAGCTAAGCTTTTCAAGCAAGCAATGACAGTTTCAGTAAACACAACTTTGGCAGAAGCAACTCTTGAGAACCTTCTGTTCTCATTCGCACAAGCAGGATCAACAAAAGATGCTACAACAGGTGCAGGAGCAGATACAGCTTACGCAAAAGGAACTGGCGGAGAGTCACTAGGACTTGAAGCAGGAGCACTTGGAGCAGAACCAGTAGAAAGAGCACTTGTGTTCATTGGTAACGCACCACGTTCAACAGCAGGTGTTAAGAGAGAGCGTCTATATCATGCACGTCGTGTATTGAACGTAGAAGCTTCTTCACACTCATACCGTCGTAATGAAGCAACAGTATTCCCAGTATCATTTAGATTGTTACCAGACCCAGCATTTTCAGGCGCTGAGTACGGAATGATCGTTGATCGTCAAATTGCAGCTTCTTAATAACTAAATTTATTTAGTCTCATCAGATGGCCCCTATTCGTAGGGGCCATTTGTTGTCTTAATACCTAGTGTCTGGTAAAATTATCTAGAGACTAACAGAAATAGGAGGAGTACTTTGGCTACCAAGGTATACGAAACGTACGAAATCGAATTACAAAATGGAACTGTGGTTACACTTAGACCATTACCAATTGCACAATTAAGAGAGTTTATGACTCATATGGCAAAGCTTGACGGGTCCCTCAATGAAAACGAAGCAGTAGATACACTGCTGGCTGCATCAGCAGTTGCACTAAAAACATCAGCTCCAGAATTAGCTGCTAACAAGGGTGAACTAGAGAATGCTCTAGACATGCCAACAATTATGAAAATTGTTGAAGTGTGTGGAGGTATCAAGATGGACGACCCAAACCTCTTGGCGGCAGCTCTACTAGCTGGTCAGAACTAGATTTAGTTGCCGTAGAATCAGAGGCCTTTTTGTTAGGTCTCTGGAAGAATTTTCAAGACCTGGAGGAGTCGATATCAATGCCTGAACTGCTAGCAATTCTTGAAGCATCAAGAAAAAATAAAAATGAAGAACGTAAGTTCTCTGCTGCTTTGCAGGGTGTTAAGATTGACGATCCTGAAACAACAAAGTCGTTTGATGATATCAAGCGACGTGCAATGGGCTACGATACAGAAACAAATGACGTAGCATCATTAAGAGGCTCACTCGCAGAACAGGAAGGTTTTGGAGTAGGTCAAGGCCTAGGTTATAGGGAAGAATAACAGATGGCTGATATTTTAAATGTAAAGTTCACCGCCAATGCTGATTTTGGACAGTTAATATCTGAAGCCAATAGAGCAATGGCGGTGCTTTCTAAGTTTAGAAATCAGTCACTAACAGAAAACATAGGTTTAAACAAAAAAGATTTTGATGGTGCAGTAGGTGAATTTAGAAAAGCAGTAACTGCAGCAGGATATTACAATTCATCAATAGTTGACGTTACATCATCAACACAAAAATTTGGTAAAGAGTTAGCTGGGCAAAGACTAAAGCTAAAAGATTACTACAGTGCTTGGTCAGAATATAGCAAAGGCGCACAAGGACAAATAAGAAAGCTTGCTCAAGAGCAAGTTAGAATGAATTCTTCTATTGTTAAATCACTAGGAAGAGATGTATCTGGTGCTCAAAAAGCAATGGTTATTACTCCTACTGGTATCGATGCAGTAGCAAATGCCTCTAAGATTGCGTCAGCAGAATTATCAATCTATCATAAAGTATTAAGAGATGGATCAACATCTCTTATTAACTGGGGTAAAAATACTCAGTGAGCAGGACGTCAGTTAACAGTAGGTCTTACACTACCACTTGCAATATTTGGAAAGACAGCATCTGAAGCATTTAGAGCGGCAGATATGGAGCTCACAAGACTTGCAAAGGTTTATGGCGGCATTGGCGGAGTTTCATCTGAGCAATTAACTAAGGTTAAAAAAGATGTAACTGAGCTTTCAACAGTATTGGCAAAAACATACGGAGCTTCATTTCAGGACACACTTGGTTTAGCTGCAGATATTGCTGCAAATGGTAAAGAAGGAAATGACCTATTAGGATCAGTTGCTGAAACCACAAGACTTGCAACACTCGGTGATGTTGATAGACAAGAAGCTATGAAGGCAACACTAGCACTTCAAAGCGCATTCTCAATGAATACAAAAGAGCTTGCAGAATCAATCAACTTCCTTAACGCAGTTGAAAACCAGACATCAACAACACTTGAAGATTTAGTTACAGCTATTCCAAAAGCTGGTCCAGTTATTAAGGGTCTTGGCGGAGACGTAAAAGATTTAGCACTACTCCTTACAGCAATGAAAGAAGGAGGAATTAATGCATCTGAAGGTGCCAACGCATTAAAGTCTGGTTTAGCATCTATGATTAACCCAACAAAGGTTTCAAGAGATTTACTTATGAGCTGGGGAGTTTCAATTGATGATATTGTAACTGGAAATGCTGGCGACATTGTTGGAATGATGCAAGAGTTTAAGGTAGCATTAGATCAATTAGATCCTCTACAAAAACAAAAAGCTATTGAGCAATTATTCGGTAAATACCAGTTTGCAAGAATTAACGCACTACTTGAAAACTTAGGTAAAGAAGGAAGCCAGACATTACAGGTATTTGATTTGATGAAAGCTTCAACATCAGATCTTGGATCAATTGCTGATCGAGAATTAAAAGCCTTAACAGATTCTGCTTCTGGAAGATACAAGAGAGCGCTTGAAACATTTAAAGCTGCTATAGCAGATATTGGAGAGCCATTCCTAAATATTATGGCTAAGGTTCTTGATGTTGCTGGAAAGGTGCTTGGGGTATTTGGCAAGATGCCAGCTCCACTAAAAGCATTTGTAACTGGAATGGGTGTACTAACTGCACTTGCTGGTCCACTAATTATGCTTACTGGTCTTATGGCCAACTTCTTTGGATATATTATCAAGGGTGTAAATGCATTAAGACAATTTAGAAGCGGTGCAGACTCCTTTAAACTTGTAACAACAGAAACAATTGCGGCAGATCAAGTTGCAGACGCATATACTCAAAGTATTTATTCACAAAAAGATGCGGCAACAATTCTTAGAGTAGAGCTAGAAAGATTAGCACAAGCATATAGAGATGTAGCTGGAAGTCAACAAGGTGGCGCACCAGGTCCAAACTCTGGAACTGTTGTTCCTCCAACAATAGTTGGTCCAGGCGGTGGACCACAAGTTAATATTCCATCGGAACAACAACAACTTGAGTCTACAATAAGTTCTATTCAGGCAGATCCAGCAAAAGCAAGAGCTCAAGAAATGTTTACAAAAAGAGTTGATGCATTAAAACAAGCTGGTTTAGATCAGACTAAAGCAGTAACAGTTGCCATGGCAGAAGTTCAAGACTCACTTATGGTAAGTGGCGCAGGCGGAAATGCAACTGGTTTTGCAACTGCTGTTCAAGGTGGGTTTGCAGGATATAAGGATGGAGTAGTCGGTGGTTATGGAGGAGATAAGATTGATCTAACATCTCCAAATGCAATGGATTCTCCAAATATTGCT